GCAGATAACGGGCATAACGGGCGCGCGCCTCATGCGTGCGGTCATTCTGGCTATCGTCAGGCAGAAAGAGAGTTGTCAGCTCTTTAACGGCATCTTGACCGGCAGCCGCAGCCCGGTTGCGCTGCCAGCGCTCAAGATAAGCGCCGTATTGTGAGTGTGTAGACGTGATAGGCATGGCCGTTCCCGTAGCAATTTGTATGCCAAATATAACCGCTAATACGAAAATCTGATAGGCGCACCGATTACCGGCTTGTTAATCGGGAACTCATAAGCGATTGGATAACCGGTAGCATCGTTCTGGTGATCCGTGCCGCTGGTTTTATCTGGCTCGCCGTTCTTGCCGTATGCCTGTTGCTCAAGATTGCCCGCAGCAGTTGGGCAGGCGCGCGAATTGATCCAAAGCTTGCCATTGGAAAACGCAGCATTGACAGCCAATACGCGCTCACGAACCGCTGGGTTTTTCGATCTTACGCGAATCTCAAAGCCTGCTTGCTGCAATATAGCTAGGTCGGTTCGGCTTGCTTCGTTGGTCTTGCGGCTTGATCCGCTGGCGTCTGGATAAATAACGATCCGATGCCCCTCTGCTTTGTAACGCTCTTTCAGTAGGTCGCACATTGCCGGCGTGTCGAATACATCCTTTAGCTCTGCCACCGCGTGCCAGCCGCTAGGCCGCTGCACATAGATAGTCGCCGCCATCTTGCCCACGTTGAAGTCTAGGCCAATAAATAGCGGCTCTTTCGGCTTGATCGTTTCTTGTGAATCGTGCGCTATGCGGTCATAAGCGTGATAGACCGTGCCGCTTGTAAGGTTTACAAACTCGCCATCGATGTAGGCCGCCGCCAACTGCGCCGGATAAGTCGCCATGATGGTATCGACGTATCCGTCAGGCAGCCATGGGTTAGTTCGTGTGGATGCCTTAACCATTCCGTGCCGCTCGCTGCGATTAACGACCCATTGTTTATGGCAGAACCGAAACCCCTCTGGCGTCGTATATGCGCTCATTCGGTTTATGGCTTCACGGTCGCGCGGGTTGTGCTGACGGTTACGGCCTAGGCACTTTTGCCATGCCTCTTCGGCGTGGTCGGTCTTGAGTGTGTCCAATTCGTCTAAGTGCGCGGCGAATGTCTCATAGCCAATTATGCGCTCTGGCACGTCAAGCGACCTCATGATGAAGTCACCGATACCTGGCGAACTAGTGCTAATCGTAAACTCTGATTTGTTGTAGGTGTAGCGAATGCCGTGCTGCTCCAACTTGAGCTGAATGCGCGGCGCGGTAATCAGGCGGATAAGGTCATAGGTCGGCGCGTACAGGCCAATAAGGCAGTTTGGCGCGCTTACCGCATCAATCAAAGCTGCATTGGCCATGGTTTCAGACTTGCCGCAACCGTACCCACCACAAAAAAGCCGGAATTGCTCCGGCATTGATAGAAATCGGCCCTGCGGCTCAGTTGCCGTTATTTTCAGGGCGCGCACTGACTACCTCTACGGTTACGCGGCTAATTGGCGCATCACCAATAACCTCTGACTTATCAGCAAGGCCCAAGTCACGCGCAATTATGTTTGCGTTCAGCAGGTCGGCAGCTGCACCGGCAAACTTCTGCGCCGTAATAATCCTTTCCGCTTTCGTGATGACCGTGGAAAAATCTTCTTGATCTCGCCATGCGCGCCAAGTGGTTTCGTCAATATCCAGAAAGATGCACAGCCCACCAATGGTCATTGCCCGCATCTTGGCTACAGGCTCTTGAACCACTACGCCCTGATAAGCAAACGGCTTCATCTCAAAAAGTGGGTTATCTTCTACCCACTGGAAGTATTCACAGCACGCCTCCCAGAGCAAATCAGCCGAGGAAAAAATCCTGTCTCGGCCATGCTTGCTTCTGGCTTTCCAAAACTGATTGCCTACTGGCGCTGGCATTTTCTTTTTTCCATCAGTGAATGGATAAATTCTATGTTTTTAATCATTTCATTTATTAGGGATAGGCAAGCTAGCTTCCTTTCTCCCGCCAATAGCTTTGACCTTTCCCTCATATCAGTTACAAACCTGCTGGCTTTTGCAAGAGACTTTAGGTATTCGTCCTGCCGTCCAGAGCTAACATTTGTCAAATTCTCATGACCGATTCGGAAAATTTCACTCTTTTCATGCTGGTATGCTTTTGACTCGCAATCAAAGCGCTTTACTATTTTTCTTTTTACGCTCATTCCGCTATCCCATATTTCATGGATTAGCTGTTCTTTTTCAGTATTTGCAAACCTTAGTTTTCTGGCGTCGCGCTCATGGTGGCTGATCCTGCCTCCAGTACCTTTGCCAACATAGAAAACCTTTCCAGATCTAGGGTCTATAAGGTGGTAAACGTAGTATCGGCCATTGGCTGCATCGTTCACTTAACCCACCCTCTCCAATCTATCCAGTTCGCGCCGTGCCAACGTTGCCTCTGCAAGTGACTCGGCATTCTTGTAAGCCTTCCAAGCGGCTACCCATTCAAGGATAAGTCCACTTGAATCGGCCTGTAATGGTTTCGCCTGACTCAAGTCTGTATTCCATATCTCGCGAGCGGTCTGCAATGAAGCTAGTGCGCTCAGCTTTCGCAATAGTGCCGCACGGTAACTGTACCACAATTGGACAGTTTACCGGCGGTAGGTGTTCGGGTTGGTTTAGGTGGATCATTGCTTGTCCGCAATCTTACGCAGATTCCCGGCAATCTCGCTCAATGCGAACCAGAAACCGAATACGATACTGCACACGACCCACCCACCTACAGCCACTGCCAGCGCTGCACCTACCTGACCTTGAAACATCATCACGACAGCGATAAGCAGCACCGCGCCGAATGCGAAGTAGGCCAGCACGTCGTTAGTTTTGATAATTGCGGATTTTATGCTCATGTTATTTCCCCTCTGGTTAAGTTGACCCTAGCGTCTGCTAGGCACTTATACCCGATGATGCGACCAAGCGTCTGACGGGGTTAATGCCGAGATGGCATTGGTAATGGGTGGCCAGTTGCGAACCTGGCACAAGTGGTATTTATTCAGGCCTAAGTCCACTCTTCCTGCGAGTCGTATCGCCTACGCATTCACCCATTCCAATACCATCGCTGGTATGGGCCGTCTTTCCGGCTGTCATAATAACCCGCGCGCGCCTTTCGGCTGCCGGCCCTTAGTTTCGGATCTCGCCGCGTTTTCTGCGCGGACAGCATGGCAAACCGTCCTAAGCCCGCTCCATGCGTTGGCTTGTGTATATATTAGACGCTTTCCGACATGCGTCAAGCTATTTTATGGATGTTTTCAGGCAAATATCGGATTGATAACGCCTTAGCTATTCGTGGATCGGATTGCTGCGCTGCTAGTGCTAATGCGTGTTCATGCTTACGCTTGCGCCATGCCTCATGTGCTGCGTCGGGGCAGGTGAACAAGCCAAGTGACTCCCGCTTGCCAGTGAACAGATTGCAGCACTGCGCCCTGAATCTCCCACTCTGCTTGTGCCAGCACGCGCCGAGCGGGAATTCGCCCCGGTCTGCCGCGCGGTCGGTTGTGAATTTGTTCAACCCGCTGGTGATGAACACACATGTATCAGGGCCGTATACCTTGCTGCCTGGAAACAGCAGGTCTTTGTCAAGCTGCATGCCCTGCCAGTCCTGCTTGACCATCCACGCTCTAAAGCCCATAAATCTGTGCCACTCAGGAGCAACTGAGCAGCCAATGCAGGCTGGATATTTAGCTTGTTTCTTGGCGCTATAGCAGCGCTCTAGCATGTGCGCCCACGCCCGGTAAAACGGGCAAATTGACATTTTGCCGCTGACAATTGATGTAACGGCGTAGTCAGCATCATTAACACCTACACCCTGGACTAGCTTTGTTTTTTTACGCATTTCTTTCACCCAAAGAAAAAGGCTATGCACTCATTCCGGGTCAGAGAAGGGCGAAGTAACCCTACCGGAAAAATGCACAGCCTTTTGCTCACTTCGTTTTGCGGCTCTGACCCCGCTAAAGCCAATATACCAAGCAGGCTTTGCGGGATCAACTCTAACGCTGCCTTTGCTTTTCTATGTGAATGCTGAGCATTTGTTCAGCCAATTTGCGCAACGGCTCTTCATACCGCGCAGCCATTTTCAGCGCCAGCTCAGTGTCACCACGGATCAGCGCCAGGATGATTTGGAATGGCTCGTAATCGTCCGTGTCGGTGTATAGGATTTCTTCGTAGGCACGCTCAGCAAACTTGAAGAAGCTCAAGCCGCTTGCGTCATCGGCGTTCATGAGCTGGTCGATTAGGGCTTGCATACACAGTCCTCCGGCTTGCATCCAACGAATCCAGTTAGCGGGCCGCCCGGTAATTGGTCTACAAGGTTTTCCATATCCTCAAGACTCACCCGCTTTGCAGGGTCGTCGCTGGCTATGCGTTCGACGGCTAACTGCTCGATGGTGTCCGCTGTCCTAGGACTAGGGACGGTTTGAGCATGTGGCGCGGTGCGTGTCAATGCTTCGAGGCGCAACTCAGCCGCAACCATGCGCGCGCCGTAATGCTGGGTCTTTTCCGCATCATACAGCCCGCCCTTATAACCGGCCTTAGCGACGCCAAGCGTACGCGCCGCGCACTTACGCCAGATAGCCTTGAACGCGCAGCCTTCGGCAAAGGTCATGCCCAGCGCCTCGATAATGTCTTCGCATTCCGCTGTGTACGGATCAAGGCGCTTCGGCGATTCGATCTTGACAAGGTAATAGCTCACGTCCTTGCCGGTGTATTCTGGTTTGCTGCCGTCGCTTACTTGGCCCATGATGGCTCCCCTAGGTTATGTAGTTTCCTGTGCATTTCTACGCGGCCTTTGCAACGCGCAAACAAAGCAGCCATAGGGCAGCTCATGTTTTCCGAGAAAAACACGCCAGCAGCCTCTTTGACCCCTTCCTGATGCTTTCTCGCGTACCGTTTAGCATTGCTGCCGGCTTTCAGGGTTAAGACTTCGCCGTCCGGGCGGATGATCTTGATTAGCGCGGGCTGGCCGGAGCGCTTGGGGTTGGTGAATAGCACG